CATTATCTTTGATTGTGCTAAGAGTTGCAGTCGCAATTGATGTTTGCCCATTGATGATTTCGCTATAATTAAATATCGTTCTTGATACTAATTGAACTATAATAGAATTTGTTTTAACTTCTACAATTGTAGCTGATGCACCAGAAGACGCACCAACAACAGTTTCACCTATTACAAAAGTTCCAGTTTTACTTGTTAGTGTTAATGTTGTAGATTGCATCCATTCATAATATGCTTTTATAAACAGTAAAAATCTTTCCGTATCAACGGAAGAATTTTCACCTATAAATGAGCCCACATTTAATGAAGGCTTGAAAAATGCATCACTCATTTTTTTATCTGCTTACTAAACTAATTGTTTTATCATCAACCATTGTGACTGTAATGTCTGCATCTCTAATTGCAATAATCTGACCTCTTAATGGAAGAATGTCTTTATCTTGAGGTGTCGCAGTTATTTTTAATGTTGTGCCGCCATCATTGAACGCAGTTGGCGCAAAACTTGTTAGGATAATTTTGCCTGTGATGTAGTTAATTGTTCCAGCATTAATAGATACTGCAATATTTTCAATACCCAATTCTCTGTAGATACGAATTATGCCATTGTTATCTTCTAAAAAACAATTTGAGAATCCACCCAAAGTAAATGCATTGGATGTTATTTTATTACCAACACCAAATGGGTGAGTTGTTGGTCTGCCATTTGTCGCATCGTCAATTGCATTTGAGAAATTGATATCATATCGTGTACCCACACCCAACTGAACGTCACTTTCTTTTCGCATTTGTGCTGTAGTCAGGCTACTTAATATTGATCTTTCGGAAACGTCAATCAGCCTAGATAATTTAGAATATCTAAAATATTTTGAAAACTGATTGATTTCATCTGTATTGTATGTTTCAATTGTGGTAATTACCAGTTGTTTAATTTCATCAGAAGTTGATATTGTTGCATCAGATTGATATTTCACAGTCGTATCAATAACAATGAATATGTATTCAGGATCAACAATTTCTGTAGATATAGTTAAAACTTTTTTAGGTTTAATTACTGAATTAATTAGATTGAGTTTTTCTGTTGCAGTTAGCACATCACCAGTTATTGGTTTAATTGCGATAAACACTTTTCCAAATGTTGGTGGATCATTATCTTCACCACCCCACACAACACAAGAATCTACTGTTGCTTGCTGTAACATTAACGTTTTGTAATCATCGGCTGTCACTACACGGTTCTGTGCTTCATATGATTTTGGTGCGTTAAATTTAATTTTACTAGTTGTTTCTCTGTCTGCACCACCAGCTGCTGGATCAGATGCAACAAAGGCAATTGTTGTCACGCCAGCAATAGCATCTGCATATGTTAATGTCTGAATGTCATTTGCTAATATGCCGTTAGAAACAAGATATTCAAGTATAACAATATTGCCGGCATCTAATGCAACACCAAAAACACCATCACCAAACTTAATTTCAAATTGTCCGTCTTCAACTTCTTCAATGTAATAAACTCTAGTTGTAGATGTAACTTCAACTAAATTAGTAACTTTTGAAAATGTTCTTGTTGTGCTGTCAACTGAAGAATTCAAAACACTAACAGTCAGTGTTAATGTGTCAATATTTTTATTTGGAATCAAAAATCTTTGATCTGCATCATTTAAATTCACTGTATATCTTCTATTGATATAACGTCCTTCTTTCAAAGACATTGCGCTACTATAAACACCACTTGCTGATGCTATAATAACCGAACTTGTATTCAAGAAGTTGTATGTTGTTCCGTCTACTGTCCCTGTGAAAGATGTATATGCAGGAATAGTTATACTTACCGGAGAACTGGTAAGTGTCAACGTTGCAGTTCCACTAATAGATGCAGATGTGACTGAACGTGGTGTATAGTTTAAAGACTTTGCTAAGTTAACAATTGAATTTCTTTTTTGTGCTGTCGGCAAGAATGCTTCAGCGGCTACCATGTTTAGGTAGAATGAATTATAGTATGTGTTATAAGCTAATAGATCAAGCAAAACATTAAGTCCAGAACCTTCAAAGTTATAATCTCTGAATTGATCTTGTGCTTGCAAATAAGATTTAAAATTGGTTTTAATTCCTTGAAAATCTAATGCATCTATTTTTAAATTATTGTCCGATGCCATTATGCTGTCCTTTTGACTGTTGTTTGTAGTCCTGAAATACCAGTTGCATTTTTAATGGAATATTCCAACTTGATATCAAATCCGTCATCCGAGTAGTCTACTTTTATGTCTTTTAAAGTTATACGCTTTTCATATTTCTCGATATCAATTTTAAGACTGTTTCTAAGTTCATATAATGTAAATGCGCCATTTCTAGAAAACAAATAATTTTTAACACTACTACCGTAATCAGGCATAAATGGTCGTGTGCCTTTTTGTGTATTAATTAAATTAGATAAAGACCTTCTAATTGCAACTTCATTTGTAATGGGACGAACGTCACCTGTCACAGGATGAGGTGTGAAATCTAAAGGTAAATCTTTATAGAAGATGATATCGGCCATTTTTTTCTTTTATTTATGTATGTTATTCTGCCGTTTTGGCATCTTGAATTTCTTTTCTTCGTTCTTTTGCAGCTTTAGTAAACTCTGCTAACGCTTTTCTTGCTCTAGTGCCAGCTGCTTTGTTTCCTTTTTCGTCAAACTTTGCGCTTTCTGCAAGATATGATTCAAATAAATTTACTAAGTTTTCGTGATTCGTCATTATTATTTCCTTATAAAGTGTTGACATTTGCTTGACAGTATGCTATATTACTGTGTAGACTGTGATTTTAGATATCTGTTATAACTGTGATTGCTGTATTGGGCACTAATGCAGTTGTCGGATTATTCAATCTGTCTTCAATTGTTGATATTCTTAAAACAGTTGTCGGATCATTCAATATGTCTTCAATTGTTGATATTCTTAAAAGCAATGCATTAAGTGTAGTGGTATTTGCACTATCAGAAAAGATTAAATTTTCTGCTCCGTTGATAGTAATAGTTTTATCTGAAGTAATTGTACTATGATTGTTTGCAACAATATTTATACCGCCCGAAGATCCGAGTTTAATGCTTGAACCGTTTGTGTCCCATAAAATATCACTTTTATTAGATACGTTTGCAAAATTTCTAGTTAAACTTGGTGCAGTACCAAAATACTCTACTGCTGCTTGTGGAATTGCAGGAAGATATCCTAAAATTGCAGGCTCTTGTGCAGATAGCGCATCTAAGAAGAAACCAAAAACCCATTCACCAACTCTTGGTGTTCCGTAAAGATTTGGTGTATTCAAAGGATGAATAGATAAAGCAAATGGCAAGTCTTCGGTCGGAACTAGATTAGTTGACTTTGCAGGATGATATCCAAAGCATCGCACTTTGCATCTACCGAGCGTCAGAGGATCGTCTATATCTTCAACAACTCCAATCCACCAAACAAATCCATCTTGTCCAATAAAATTTCTCATCAATTATCCCATGTTCTTGAAGTACTGAATTTCTTTTTCTTGTTGAGCAATCCATTCATCTGATGGCTTACCTTCACCTTTGTAATAGCGCAATGGTCTACCAGTTTTCTTAGAAACTAACGCCCACTTGCCATCTACTTGCTTAAGTGTCTCAATCAATTCTGGACCAAAAACTTCTTCTTCCCATTCTTCTCGCGAAAGATTAATGCCCTTTATTAATTCTTTAAACTTTTTCATAACTTGTCTAACTCTGATGTGTCTACTGCGCCTGGAGGAACATTATCCCTAATCCAAGTCAGCAATTGTATTTTCACATCAAATTCTTTCTTAGCAGGTTTTCCTGGTTCTTTAAGCACCAAATACTTAAAGTCTTTGACAACAGGATTATCTTTCTTGTCTCTGTATGGTTTATTTGTTTTTGGGTCAAGAATAAAAATTGTATTCTCTGGATTATTTAGAATGACATAAACACCGCCTTGAACTTCTGGTGGCATAGATTTAGACACTAAGTTATATACCGTCTGTGCAGCACCCACATGAGTCGCAAACAAAATATCTTCTGGCACAACTCTAGATCGAGTTTTGTTATTCTTTATTGCAATTTGGTAATTTGTGAGAACCCAAGATACATGAATATTTTTTGCTTCATACCCCGCAGCAAACAGTTTCGGCAAAACATCTGTCATGTCTGTGACTTCTTTGAATGTGCTATCAAAGATAAGATTTGGCAATTGACCCTTTTCAGCGCCAGTAAGCATTAAATCTAATGTCTTGTTTTTTACGTCAGTTGCACGAATAAGAATGTGTAAAATATAAACATGACTTGGCGTTTTCAAATCTAATTGATTCATCTTTAAATTCTTGTCAAGCAATTCTCTTTGAATAAGTTCTTTGTCTTTTTCAGAAATCTTGTCGCCATATTTGTTTAACAAATCTTGTGTCGTGAATTTGCCAAGCGCATCTAACTTTTGAAATGCAATCTTCAATTCATCAACGTCACGCACTTTAAACTCAGACCCTTGCATAAAGTGTTTAATTGCAAATCCTTTACCCGAACCCGCACCGCCAGCAAGAAACACAATCTGTCCATACTTTGCGCCATTGTTATATAGAATTTGTTTCTCTATAAGCTGAAATGCTTTGTAGTCTTTTAAATCTACATATTCTGAAAATTTTAGTTTCATCATGGTATTAGGCCTTTTCTCCAGTAATTATCAACTATTGCTGTTGATGCTGTGTTATTTCTATGTCTTCTGTTTGGTAAAAATGATTCAATTTGAGCTGATCCAAGTCCAGTATTAAAATCATAAGGCACAGATCCTCTAGTTAATTCCAATGATTTTGTATATGCGCCCAATGAAATTTTATGAACTACTGACACAACAAAGTATTTACCAGAATAAATTTTATCGTTGGGTGGACTTGGATTTAATGGATCTGCCAACTTTTCAAAAGAACTGGGAATCGTAAAATTCACAATGTGTCCAACACCAATATTATTTTTACCACCCTCAATCTCAAGGCCAATTTGAAATAGATTTTTGCTCAAATGCCCGTAGATATTATTTGCAAGCCATGCATCTCTGTTTACTGAATCATTTAAAGACGATACAATTAATTTTCTTCCTGGAGTTTCTCCAGCAATATCATCATATCTAGAAAAAATATTAAAATTGTCAATCGTTTTAAATGAGTAAAAATCTGTGCTTTCATTTTCACCATTTGCATACGACAATTTCTTCATTGCATGTGTTCTTGATATTGGATCAATTGACGTAATCGTTGTGTTGTAAAGTCCCAACAACATTGCGTTTAAATGATTAAAATTTTCTCTTCTTTCATACTTAAGAGTTCTTATTGTTGAATCTTCTTGGTTTGCTTGTAGTTTTTCAGAAAATTTAATATTGTACACACCAAATTGTATTGAATCTGCAATTAATTTGTTTAGGCTACCAAAATAATATGAAGAAGTAAAAGGTTCATCTGTTTCTGTGTTTGTTGCGAATACTGGATTTAATCTTTCAAAGAATACATAAAAGTCCCCTTTCGCACATGCTCTATGTGTCATGGCTTCAATTGCTTTATGTGGCATGAGTCCTGTAGATATAAATGGTTTTTCTAAAGTGATTCTAGGATCTTCTAAAACTAAATCGTTTTGACCGCCCATCTCAGAAAACATAGATGACACTGCATCACCAATCGACATATTCTTATAGCTTTTAAATAAACATTTTTTAGTTGAATTGACAAAAGTTCTTGATACAAACTGTAATTGATATATGCTACTCAGAGTAGTTTGATCTACTACGCTTTCGCTAATTTTGTGTAGTATTAAATCTTTTCTCCAAATAATCACATCATCACTTTTTGGCTTTGCAATTTTAACACCGATAGTTTCACCACCACGTAATGCAAACTTTTCTAAACCACCACCAGTATCATCAATAGTAATGACACCTTCAATTGACGCTGAGAACATATCTTCAATAATTTCAATGTCTCTAAATGCACCTTTTAAATCTACCTTTTCGCCATATGCAGTAATTAAGAAAATTTCTTTAACATCAACATCAGATCCAACTCCAGCACGGGTTACTGGATCTTGAGTTATTTCTATCTTTGATTTTTCCGATAAGTTAGGAGAAAATCTAGTGAATGCTGGAAAATTTGCGTTTGTGGCTACCATTACAATACTGGCCTTTTTGAAATTGTATTTAAGTCTGATGTTATTGCAGTAATCAAACTTCCCTTAACAACTTTTATTTTTGATTTGTTAGAATTTACTCGCAACTCGTATTCATATTGTGTTTCTGACCTTCTTGCATCTAAAGCAAGATTGGTATATGTTGTTTCGTCAATAATATCAAGACTTGAATTGTAGTAATATTTTACGGTAGACAGAGCTGATGCTATACTTCCGTATTTTTCAATTATGAAAGTATCTAAATCAAAAGAGTTTTTTGGCCAGTCATCATATACACTATACATGTCGTTTGCAATCAATATGATCCAATCATAATTTGGATTACCATAAAGTTTATTTGAAACAATGTCAGGGCGATCACCGTTTTTTACAATGTACGGCGTAAATAATATACCTCTGTAGCTTTTCAAATAATCTTTTATTTTTATAGCCGATGTTATATCAATCGCTCTTAACGAATCATATTCATCAATTTTATAATTTATTTTTGGAAAGTATGTGTATATTGACATGATTAGAAAATTGTTCTGCCTGCTGTTTGGTGTTCTGCTGATGCATATGCTGCTGTAATCAACACGCTTTCTTTTAGCGCAATTGTCATATTAACTTCAGATGGAAAATAATCACCGGCAGTGGCTGATTCTGGACTTGAAAGAAATACCATTTTGTTTTGTGCGCCATAATCTAAACCAACATTCTCAATCATACAATAGTCAGACTGAAATAACATGGTTATAGTATCACCTGAAATATTACTATTGCCAGAGCCTTTTTTATATAATATAAATTCTAACTGAACCATGTCTGGATATCCAAATGTTAAAGGTGCATCAGATTTTGTAACGATCTCATTTCCAGTGTCATTATTAAATGAATCTAATGCCATCTCAGTTAGTCTTATTTTTTGCTCTTCTTCTGACAATGTTTTTAATTCATTTGCGATTCTTTCAGCTTCATCTGCTGAACCAGCAGAGCCTTCCAATATTGCCTCTTCGTCACTCTTTAACGTATCACCAAGATGTGATCTCGGAGATGATGCTACACGAAACGTATGAATAATGTTACGCATTATTTTTGCTTCTTCATAGCTTGTTGGTTTCATATTAAATGGTAATTGAAATGCTCTAAATCTAGGTCCTTGATAAATCAATTGCTGAAAACTGTTAAATAGTTTTCTAGTTAAAAATTCTATTTGAGGTTTTCCCGATTGACCAGCACTAGCAATATATCCAACGCCAGCACCAAGAGCATTTGCTAAGCCCTTTTGTATTGCTTCTAAAGCACTGCCTTTAACTTTACCCAATAATGATGCAAATTCACCTAAATTCTCTACGCCAACTGTTGATCCTGGCGTAACACTTCCAAATATACCCGACGTTTCTTGATATCCATTACTCAATTGTGTATTAAATGTGCCACCGAGTCGTATATAAATACTTGGTGCATTTGATTCTGCGCCTGTTGCATCAAAGAATTTAAATCTGGCCATAGGAATGACATATTCTGAATGTGCGTAGTCACTACCAAATATCAGTTCAGTGGCTTTATCGGGATACGTGGGAGTATCACGTATTATTGTAAAGGGTGTTCTTATTTCTGACATTCATCTTCCTTATATTAATCCTTATTCTATTTATGTCATACAAAGGTAAATTTAAACCTAAAAACTATCAAAAGTACAAAGGTAACCCAACAAATATTACGTATCGTAGTTTGTTGGAACGTA